AACGCTCGCGGATACGAGTCATTGCTTGCTCTTCAGTTTCCGCTACAAAAGCAGATGCTTTCACAGCAGGGGTGTTCTGTTCCACAGTGTCACCATTGATCATCTCGTAGTCGGAGATAGCGTCCACGCGGATACGCACAGTGGCAGGGCAGTTGGGAAATGTGCCGTTGTTTTGCACTGTGACATAGCCGCCCTTGGCACCCGTTTGGAAGCCGCTTACTAGAGCGAAGCTTTGGTTTTTAACAGTTTTGCCGCGATACTCGCCGCGCAGGATACGAATTGCACTCATGGTTTCTAGCCCTTTATGTTTAACATGCCACTATTGTAGCAGCGGTTGCGATAGCAGTCAACCCATTTTGCCAACTCAGATTGCGATTTTGGTTGGATTTTTCCAACTCTTGTTGCAATTCAGTTGCTGTGTGCTTTTGTGTTGACATGTGGCTAGTATAACGCAGAACGTGATACCGGTCAACCAGGAAAAATAACCCTATCGGCAGCTGGGTTATTTAATTTTTTCCAGCATCACGCACATGTGCCGCGGTGGAAACATATAATAGCCGTCCTGGTGATATTCCCAACTGTGCTTTAATAGTTTGATTTGGCCCTGGTATTCCATTTGATTTAATTTGTGATCAAACTCAGGCCAAAAGGCTCGTGTGACTGAAAATACAAATATCGCACCCGGTCGTAGTATTCTCAAGATTTCTTCCAAGCAGGTTGCACCAACCAGGGTCGGGTAGTCTGAGAATTCAGACTCATGGAATCCATGCGGTTTCCAGGCACCGGTGTTGTCAAACTCGCCCAGGGCACCCAACACATTTGAACAGATAGCTAGGTCATAAGTGTGGTCGGCCAATGGTGTTTTCTGTGTGATATCTGCAATGATAAAATCAGCATACCTGTGTTTCTCACCAAATTCTTTTGCGGTCACATCCAACCCATGTAGTTCACTGGGTATTGACTGCTGGTATAATTCCTGTGCCACTTGTCCAATGTCCACTCCTATATCCAGGATTTTGATATTGTTTTTTAACGCCGATTGAGGCAACATATCTATCAGGATCCTGGGCAGCTGATATTCTCCCATGAATTGACATATGTCACTTACTGGATCAATCTTTAAATCATAGGATAGCACACTGCCTGCTGTGATGGTCCAATGCCAAGTGCCGTTCTCTCCTGCGTCGCGCTGCACGGATTGCGGGCAGTGATTGATCATTATATTAAATCTACTTTCGCCCACACATACCGGCGCCCAGGAATCCAAGTCATGTATGGTCAAATTGCAACCATGCTTGTTCAACAGTTGGGTTTGCTTGAGAAATCTAGTTTCATCATGATATCTGATATAAAAAGGATCTGACAGTAACAATTCAATTTCAGATTCGGAAAAAGCAGGTGTGGCCAACTGAGCTATCAATGACACTTTTTCATTCCAAGTCACAGCTGATCGGAATTTGCTTTGGTCTGAATACTTGGGATTCGGGATCCGTTGTGCATTTATCATGATTTCTTGCATGGTCACTGTGCCGGTATTCACTGTGATGGTCATGGGCACAGAGCCTACAAACTCCATTGAGAAGTCTGAGATTTCAAATAACACAGGACCCGATGGCACTGGGCCAGTGAATACTGTATGATTGCCCAGTGTCACCGTGACATCAGCGTGGGTGCTGGTGCCTAGGAATCTCAAAGTTCTTGCGGTCATGTGATCTATTTCCAATGTTGTTTTATTACTGCATCTGTTACTTCATGCGGCTTTGGGTCGCCGTGAAACACCAATACACTATTACCCGGAGACAGTATGGTGCCGCGTCCGGGCCTGAAATATGTTCTATTTCGAAAATTCATGCCGCCATCCAATGCTGTCCACCGCCAGCTTATGACTCGATTCTCATCTAAGAATCTGCGCTTGTTTGCGGGTATAACTGTGTTTAGATATTCTTGGTCGCCGCCGTGTTGATGATTTATACGGATGCGGTCTGGTTGCTGATTGAAATTCTGCCACACACTGTCATAATGCATGGTATTCCAATACATCACAGACGAGTTTATGTTCATGAGATCGGGTTTCCACAGACTGCGGAAATCTTTTATGGTCCAGAAGAACACAGGGCTCAGTCGTGTGATCCAATCTATATTGTCTACAATCACTGTGTCTAGATCAAAATACAGCAGTTGCCCTTGAAAATGAGCTGAGTTGAATAGCTGCATCTTATACCACCAGCTGCGTTTGCGTCCCGAAACTCCTGGCCATTCAGTTAAATCATGCCGAATCATATGTGCAGGCACTGCTCGACTGGCTTCTGTGTAAACATGTAGTCTCACACCACGTGTCAAGTGACGGCACAGCATGTTGTAGAGTCTGTCTACATAAGTGAAATCGTATCCTGCACCATGTATCACACAGGCACAATCCACGGGCCCATCAGGATCCGTTGTGACAATAGGTGCAGGGTTGATTCTTTTGTGAGCGCGATGTGCTTCACGTTTGACCCTGTGCAGATCTTTTTCAGCTTGTGTGGCCATCTGAATCCTGCGGCGGATTGTGCCAATAACTAGGATATCTTTTTAGGATAGCTTGCACCATTTCGGGATATTGGACATCAACCACATGTGTCGTGGCTTTGTGATTTATTGCTGCGATGGTATCTCGTTGTTTAAATGCTGACAATATCTGTTCTGGATCTCTGTGTTGGCTTTCTATACAGCTCACAACCTTGTTGCGTATTAGATCATCAGATCCCATCCAGGTCCAGTGCCATCCCACGGGTGTAGGAAACCCTACACAGTGATCTCTATTTTTACGTTTGATGCTGGCGCCTTTATACAGTTCGTGCGGAGTGTCAAACATGCTGCGACGTGCTACCACACTGCCTTTCCACCCGCGTTCGGCTCGCTGGTCAAACCGATACATATACATTTCAAATCCGCAGCTGACGGGTTGATTGTGTTGATCCATCATGGCCACAATGTCTGCCCAGCATTCTGGATTGATTATTTCATCTAGATCGCCATGTATTACAATATCGTCTGGCGCACAATCTGACAATGCAGGTGCAATAGCCTGGCGCATCATGGTTTCGCATATGAGATTGGTTTGATGTTCTTCTAGTGCCAGTGTAACAACTTGAATTCTATCTCCATATTGCTGTTGATAGCGGTCAAGATTATCTAGTAGATTGTAGGGTTTGGGCAGGCCGCTGAAAGTCCTGCTGGCTTCTAGGACCACCCAGCGATCCACATAGTGGTCAGTTATGGCCAGATGTATATCCAGCATGTCAAATTCATTGTTGAATAATAGAGTATCAATTACCATGATTAGAATCTATAAATGATTTGATAAGCATCATACAAAGGGGTTATTCCTTTTGCTTCCAAATAGTCTGCAATATAATGGCCTTTTCCGGTGCGTTGATTGTTATTTAAAAATCTACTGTTGTCGTCTATTACTACCATGGCACCTGATTTGAGATGTGGTTCAATTATCTGGAATTCCATTAGATGATGAGCTGCACTTGCATGATCGTTGTCCCATTTTACATCATAACTGTCAAGATAAAACAGATCCACACTATCTAAATCCAATTGAGTGGCCAGATACAGCACACTGTCTAGGCATGTGGATTCAAATCGATCTGATTGGATTGAATTTCGCGCAGAATCCACTGCGGCGGGATCTATATCTACACTACGCACACTGCCACTATGATAGTCTACAAACTCTGTAAACAGCCTAGCACTTTGTCCATCTTTCCAATTGCCAGGATTTCTCATGGTGCCGGTTTCAATGATATGGTATTCAGCTTGATTGAGACTTTCCAAATGTGCAAACACCAGATTAAATCCGTGGGCACGTTGATAAAGGCCTTCTGTTAGGCCTCTTTTGGCCCCACTCACACGGGGATTTAACAAATCATAATAGTTGTCGCGGTAATGTTTTAGCCAGGTCATTCTTTATTTAAATCAAACTGCTATCGTCAAATGGTTTTGTGACCAGCCAACACCGACCCGATCTACGCACCCGTATATCTCTTGGTCCAAAGAAATCCCATACTGCCTGTTGCACACCTGGATATCCTTTGGTGTAGTCGTCGCCAGCGAACATGGATCCTGCTCGTAGTTTAGGCCACCAAGCAGTTAAATCATTTGTGACCGCTTTGTAACTGTGCCCTGCATCCACATAACAAAAATCCACTGAGTTGTTGTTGAATCGTCTGGCAGCATTCCAGCTGATCATGCTCAACATCTTTATGTGCTTGAGCACAGGTTTTACATTATGTCTAAAGATCTTTTTCAGATCCTGCACTGTGGCCGGGTCATACGCAATGGCTGCTTCGCCTTTCCAGGTGTCCACACAATAGAACTCACCCAGCTTGTTGCGGTTGATCAGTTCAACTGCACAATACGCAGCACTACGCCCGGTCCAGCTTCCTAGTTCTACCCAGATGCCGCCTGCAGGAAACTGCTCTAGCACTAGATCCAACATCACTGTATTTTTATGGCTCATAAAGCCCGAAATGTCTTGATAGAAGTGATCCATTTTGTATTTACCGTTATATACGCCGATAAATATTTCCATGACAACTATCACTGAACGGCCTTGGGGCTACTATCAAGTATTGCACGAAGTGGGCAACCATGTCAAACTAAAAGAACTCACTGTGATGCCTGGACAACGTCTCAGCATGCAACGCCATGAGCAGCGAGCTGAGTTTTGGTTTGTGGCCCAAGGGCAAGCCACTGTGTATACAATAGATCCGCATAGCACCGATTATGAAGTATTAGAAAAGCCCAGCCAGCATGAACACTGTTGGATCGAACTAGGGCAATGGCATCAGCTGTGCAACGATACAGATCAACCACTACGGCTGATTGAAATCCAATACGGTGCAGACTGTGTGGAAGAAGATATAGAACGCCGATGAAACCCATTCCTGTGTTTGTGGGATATGATCCTAGAGAAGCCATTGCTTATCATACCTGCGTGAATTCGATCATACGCAACAGCAGTCAGCCTGTGGCCATCGTGCCAGTTGCTTTGAATCTTTTTGGAGACTATGCTGAAACACACACAGATGGATCCAATCATTTCATCTACACTCGTTTCCTAGTGCCATATCTTATGGACTATCAGGGCTGGGCCATATTCATTGACGGCGACATGATCCTGCGCGGAGACATAGCAGAACTATGGAACTTGAAAGACTATACCAAGGATGTGCTAGTGGTCAAACACGATTATGAAACCAGGATGACTGAGAAGTATCTAGGCAACACCAATGAAAACTATCCCAGGAAAAACTGGAGTTCAGTGATCCTGTGGAACTGCAATGCCATACGCAATCGCACACTCACGCCTGAGTTTGTGCAGCAAAGCACAGGTGCGTTCTTGCATAGATTCTCCTGGCTGGATGATGAACGCATAGGCGAATTGCCTTTGGAATGGAACTGGCTGGATGTGGAGTACGAGTGGAATCCTCGGGCCAAACTGATTCACTACACCCTAGGCACTCCTTGCTTTCACGAGTTTGCCGATCAGGGTGACTTCAGTGATGAGTGGCACAAGGAACGTATATTCACCGAATACTGTCAACAGAGGTCGAGTCTGTGACCGGTTGGATCTTTCTCAGCAAAGGCGGTGAGGACGAGTACGTAAACATGCTGGCCAAGGGTGCCGGTATCAAACCTATAGATTCAGACTATTTTGATTATCATTATGATGTGGCTGTGGACCGTAATCAGTTGGTATTGCGTGGCATACTCAAACACAAGATCATGAAACAGTGCCTGGCGGATGGCAACAATTTCTACTACATGGATTCAGGATATGTAGGCAACAATGTGGGAACTCAAAACAGACATGGTATCAAACAATATCATAGAATAGTTCGGAATGATCTACAACATAGAACCATCCGCCCGCGCCCCAGTGACCGTTGGGATCTGCTGGGTGTTAATATAAATCCAAGAAGAACAGGACACAAGATCGTTGTAGCAGCGCCGGATGAAAAACCCTGCCGGTATTACGGAATAGATCAACAACAATGGATAGCGGACACTGTGATCGAAATTAAAAAGCACACTGATCGTCCTGTTGAAGTGAGAGCTCGTGCGCCCAAAAGAACAGATAGAGTATTGAATGAACCACTTGTCCGAGTGCTCGCACAAGATGTGCATGCCTTGGTCACTTTCAACAGCATAGCAGCAGTGGAAAGTATACTGGCAGGGGTGCCGGCATTTGTGTTAGCACCCAGTCATGTGGCGGAACCTGTGGCCAATCGCGATTTGAGTAAGATAGACGATCCGTTTTATCCAGACCGGGACCTGTTGATGGCCTGGTGCCACAGCATGGCATATGGACAATACCATGTGAGAGAATTACAAAACGGAACAGCATTTCGACTGATGCAAGAACCATGAGAGTCATAAGTTACACAGCCACACTGCCACGAAAAGAGCAACACACACCCGAAAGTCTCAAGAACGCCACGGACAAACTGGACACTTTGAGATATTTTGCACAAGGCGTGAATGCAGCAGGAGATCAAGGCATAATTGAAAGCAACATGAACTATCAACCCAGTGAAGTAGCTGTGATCTTGGGTTGGGTGCATGAGCACGGCAAGACTGCTGCACACTTGCAATTCCGGCAACAGATCCTGGATGGGCAACGTGCCGCCGGTGGTAGAACTGTGATTGCCGACAGCAATTTGTTTCTATACAAAAACAAACAAAACCCTGGATATTGGTTGCGTTATAGTTATGATGGTATCTTTGCCAACACAGGAGAATACTGTGATAATACTCCTGATCCTGATCGGTGGGCACGGATACAAGAGCATTATCACTTGCAGTTGCAGCCCTGGCGACAGTCAGGAAATCACATCTTGCTGTGCTTGCAACGTGACGGTGGATGGAGCATGGCGGGGTGGGATGTAGTGGATTGGGCCATAAAGAACATTGTTGAGATACGCAAGTATAGCGATCGTCCCATACGCATCAGACCGCACCCGGGAGATAAACGTGCGTCAAAGTATTGTGATCGAATATTAAAATTATGCCAAGGTCGTCGATTGACTCAAATTGAACTCAGTCAATCAACCAGCTCATTGATGCAAGATTTTGTGGATTGTTGGGCTGTGGTGAATCACAACTCTAGTCCAGGTGTGGCAGCAGTGATAGAAGGTGTCCCAGTGATATTAACCGATCCGGACCGTAGTCAAGCGCAGGATGTGGCTACCCCGGGCATACATCAGATAGAAAATCCACTCATGCCCAACCGAACTGCCTGGATCCAACGCATCAGTCAGTTCCATTGGAGTCATCAAGAACTACAGTCTGGAGCATGCTGGGCACACATGAAAAAATGGGCAAAATCATGATTGAAGTCATCACCAGTTTTAATCAATACTATTATGATCTCATCGGTCGAGATAGTCTAAACAGTTTTTTAGAACATTGGCCCTTGGATATAACTTGCTATGTGGAAGAATTTTCTCTACCTGAAAATGATCGCATTCGTCAGATAGATTTTTCACAGTTGGATCCGGATTATCGTGCGTTTCAACTAGAACCAGGGTTGAATCAAAGCATGAAAAAATTTGCCAAGAAAGCATACAGTGTCATGCATGCCATGCATCACAGCACAGCAGACTGGATACTGTGGTTGGATGCCGACGTGCTTACCACACAGACTGTACACATAGAATTATTACGGCGTATACTTCGCGAGCAAGACCTAGCCATGTATATGGGAGTAGTTTATACTTTGGACAAACAACAACGGCCTGGCCATTGGTTAGTGCCCGAGACTGGAGTATTTGCTGTAAACACCCGTCACCTGGATTTTCCGGCGTTCAGATCAGAATATTGCAGGAGATATCATGAGCGTGACTATGCAGATCTTCGCAGATTTTACGACAATGATGTGTTTGGAATTGCATTAGGTATTGTGCCCGGTGCTAGTGTTTTTAATCTATGTTCAGAATTTACCAAAAAATACAAAACACCGTTGCGTCACACCATACTAGGTGATCATCTCATGCATTACAAAGCCAAACACTCAAAGGCTGAATACATTCATGAAGATGATGACCAATAACGCTCGTTCCGAGGGCGTATGAGATCTTTGTGATTGCTACGCCCGGTGTTCTTTCTATTGCCTTTCAGATGATCTAGGTATGCGCCCCAGGCTGTGTTGATCAGCGGATGTCCTTCTCCTCGGATGAGTCCCAAACTCCAGTTCAGCACTTTCCACTCAGGATGTAAGGCTTGCACTTCTTTTCTAGTCTCATCAAACACCCAGCAATCATTCCATTCAGACATGGTCATAAGGCGTCCAGAATCATAGGCTAACTGGAACTCTTTCAGCCATAGTCTAGTGATAGGGTTATTCAAGTTCATGCCATACAATCCGCACTCGCTGAACTTCTTTTCTCTACCCAAGTAGGCCAATCCCACTGTGTTAGGCATCTGTAGCAGTAGAAATGCTGTGCTGAGTCTAGTATGGCACACCATATCGGCATCCATCCAGAACAGCACATCGGCTGGGCAGTTAGCAGCAGCATGGAACACACTATATGCTTTATGGCTGAATCGTATGGCATCCCAACGGAATCCCATGCCCGGTGCTTTGCCTTTGGCATCTGTAGGACCTGTGGCCACTTCGCCGCGAGCTCGGGGATCTGAACCCCATCGCTGTTTGAACGCAACTATTTCCGGACTTGATTCATGTAGGTTTCGCACATGTAGATTCCGAGCTGTTTGCGTGATTTCGCAATCTTCTGTATACACATAGAGATCAACTTCTCCGGGCCAAGTCTTTAAGAATGTATCAATCATCCGACTGGCATACTTGTCGTAGCCCGATTGATTAAATGTTGTCACCACTGCATATTTGGTCATTCAAAATCCTTGTAGATAGTTTGTTCATGATCTTTCCAAAACCAATGTTCTTGGATCATTGTTTTTATGTCCTGTAGCTCAACATCAATTTGTGATAGCACAGGAACATCAGGTATGGTGACTCTAGCAGGATCATAGTAAAACGCATTGTGATTGCTGATACTATTTAATGTAAAAAATTTCATGCCATAATGTTCCCACAGTTTGGTGTTTTTGGTCAAGCTGGCTCCACAAAAAAATCTACGATCATAAGTCTTTTTTCTCACATTGGCGATATATGGAAAGCCGGCCTGTATGGTAGACCCAAAGTGTTTGTTGATCTCCACACACACAACAGCAGGGCGGAATCCTGCTTGTAATAATGTACGGGCAATATCGTAGTCAAAGCTATCTATGTCAAGACTAAAGAAATCAGTGTTCCAATCAGCTACAGGTTGTAACACATCTACTATGTCGTCTGGAGTGATCATCTGTTTTAGTTTAGTGATAGCATCACCCCAGCGATTGGGTGTATCAGGTTCCCATTCTCTACCATCAACTCCCACACCGCGATATCCGCGATCTAGTAGATCCATGGTCATGTTTTGATTTCCTGTACCAAATCCTATTTCTACAAAGGTCAGATGTGGATCTCGCAATCCTGCAAGCAAGAGTTCAATGATACCGGTCTCACCAAATTGGCTGTGACCTTGTCTTTCGTATGGAAGAGTAAAGTGCATATATACTAATTATCACTATGAACATTAGTATCTTTAATAAGTTTGGCGCATTGAATTCTGTGCCGGTATTTGCAGCATTTGCTACTGGTTGCAAAAAGAACGGCGTAAGGGTCACAGAGCACAACTCCGCAGCAGATGTGGCTGTGATCTGGAGTCAATTATGGACTGGACGCATGGCTCCCAATCGTGAGGTATGGCAAGAGTTCACAGCAAGTGGTCGTCCTGTGATAGTGATGGAAGTGGGGCAACTCATGCGCGGGGTCACCTGGAAGATGGGTGTTGGAGGCGTAAACGCTCGTGCCGAGTGGGGTGAAGGCACAGAACCCGATCGTGTTAGAAAACTAGCCATGCGATTGCAACCTTGGCACCAAGGCGACCATATCCTGATAGCAATGCAACGAACAGATAGTGAACAATGGGCAGGACTACCACCTGCTGAACAATGGCTCAAGCAAACTATATCTCGCATACGTGAACATACCAACAGACCCATCGTGGTTCGACCACATCCTAGGCAGCGTCTGTCACCTATACCCGGAGTAACCGTACAACAGCCGCAATTATTGCGCGGAACCTACGATGAGTTTGATTTCCGCAGCAGTCTAGGTCGTGCCTGGGCTGTAGTAAATGAAAACTCTGGTCCAGGCAGTCAAGCTATCATAGATGGTGTACCAGCATTTGTGGGTGCGGATAGCATGGCTGTGCCCGTGGCCAATACAGACTTTGCTCACATAGAAAAACCACTCATGCCCGAAAGAACAGAGTGGTTAGAACAACTGTGTCACACAGAGTGGACACTGAGTGAGATTGCCGCAGGACTACCGTTGGGTAGATTGTTGAAGTCTCTTTAGATCAGCATCCACCATGTCCTGGATCATGGTAGTAAAACCAGTTCTTGGTTGCCAACCTAGGATGTCTCTAGCAGCAGAACTATCGCCATGCAGGCTGTAGAGTTCAGCAGGACGTTTGAATCGAGGATCAGATTTGACCATGGCCTGCCAATCAGCAATGCCTGCGTGTTGAAATGCCACATCACAAAGTTCACCGATACTGTGCTGCTCACCTGTGGCGATCACATAGTCTCGAGCTGTGGGTTGTTGCAGCATCATCCACATGGCTTCCACAAAGTCTCCGGCAAATCCCCAATCTCTTCGGGCATCAAGATTACCCAGCGTGATTGAATCTGCTAGTCCTAGTCGAATACGGGCAACACCATCTGTGACCTTGCGTGTGACAAACTCACGGCCACGCAACGGACTTTCGTGATTGAACAAGATACCTGAACAGGCGTATAAACTGTAGCTTTCACGAAAGTTAATGGTCATCCAATGACTGTATAGCTTGCTTACTCCATAAGGGCTACGTGGGCGGAATGGTGTGTGCTCACCCTGAGCCCCTGCTTCTGTGGCATTACCAAACATCTCACTGGTGCTGGCTTGATAGAAGCGTGTGTTGGGGCTATGGCTGCGGATGGCGTTGAGCAGATTCAGCACGCCAATGGAGTTAACTTCGGTTGTGAGCTTGTTTAGATCCCAGCTGGCACCTACAAAGCTCTGTGCTGCCAGATTGTATACCTCTGCAGGTTTAAGAGTTTGCATGAGATGATTCATGTTGTTTTCATCGGTGATATCACCGGTGATCAACTCTATGTCATTCTCAATGCCCAACCAACGCAGGTTGTCTAAGTTGGGATTTGAATAGCGTTTCACAAGGCCATACACGTGATAGCCTTTTTCTATTAGCAGTTTAGCTAGATAAGGACCGTCTTGGCCGGTCATGCCTGTTACAAATGCGGTGCGTTTCATAACAGTATGTATCACGCATTTGAGTCATACTGTAATATCTTCCATACCTGCTGTGCGTAGTCGAACCACATGACCCATCTGCCATTGTTTGGTATCCAGGCCCTTCATGATACCCAGCCAACGATTGCGTAGCAATGCCACTTCATTGATGATGGTTTCAAAGTCCACTACTTCATCTTCGCCTTCGGCATACTTTTCAGCATCTCTTGAAGTGAGTGCTCGGGCATAGCCTTCCAGATACTTTTGAAAGTGTTTCCTACGTATCTTGCGTAGTTGGATGTTGAGATAGTTTAACACCGCTTCAATCTCTTGCAGTTGATTGAAGCGTTGTTCTGTGATACCAGGCAGAGCTGTGATGTTTTTTTCCAGCACACCCGAGATTTTGCAATCTCGTTTGGCTGCATCGAGCTCTGCTTCGTAATGGTCTATGAAATCAGGAATGGCTGCTAGGTTAGCCACTACCTTGCTATACCACATCAGTTTTCCCAGTCGTCGGCGCGATAATCTTCTTCTTCATCTTCCTCAACATCTTCGTCGTCCACATAGGATTTGTCGTTGTCGAGATATGCTGTTAATGCACGTTTGATATCTGAGTCGCCCTTGAATGTGTCCTTGATATCATCCACATCACAGTCGTTGTCAATCAAGATAGCTACAACTGTTTCGGCTGCTTCATCTCGATCCACTGTGTTTACATAACGCTTGAGTTCAGACCACATCTCGCTGGCCACTGCTACTGCTTCATTCATTCTGCTGACTCCTCTACGATACTTACCTCTTCTTTATGGTTTCCAAAGTCGGCCATGGCACGGTCCAAGCAGCCTTCTTCATTGGCTTCCCACTTCTTGCGGAACTTCTTGATGATCTCGCCGTCGCTGGTCACAAACACTAGGCTGTTGCCTTCTTTCTTTAGCAGATTGCGTTTCTCCATAAGATCTACCATGCCTGAGAAAGGACTCATTCCTGTTTCGTAAGGAATCTTGACCTGCACGCCTTCAAATGGTTTTGAGTAACGTGTTTTCATCACTTTACAAGCAGCGCGGATGCCCATCACATCAGAGATCTTGTTGCCATCTTCGTCCTCTTTGAGTTTGAGTTTCTTCATGGCCACCACGATCGAGCTGGCATAGATGAAACCTTGACCGCCGGAGATCTTGTCATCTGGGTCAAACATGTCTTGACTTGCATATGTGTGATTGGTGCAAACCAAGCCCACGTTGTATGAACCAAACATGTTCACACAGTTACGCACAAGACTGGTCAGTGCTTTGGGCTTGCGACCCAGGTCGCCCTTCATCTCACCTGCATCAAACTGGTTCACGTCAGTGGGAGTGAGCAACATGCCCAATGAGTCAATCACAAACATGACCTTGGGACGTTCGCCGTCTGGCAAGGCCTTGTAGTCGCTCATGAATGTGGAGATTGTTTTTGCCACATCGTCAATCATGGCCATGCTGAGTTTGAGCAGTTTGCTATCGCTAGTATCCACACCCAATGCTTTGAGCCAGTCCTCGTCCAGTGCGTTCTCGCTGTCGATCAACACCACATAGATACCCTGTGCTTGGGCGTTCTTGATGATGTTGCCGGAGCAGATGTATGATTTGCCTGCGCCTGACTCACCGGCAAACACAGTTACCTTACC